AAGCCAATGACATCATCCCTAATGATTACGATGATAGAGCGGCTAAAGAAGAGATTGATAGCGATGAACTTGTGGCTGGTCCTCCTTATAAGGTGGAAGAGACAGAGTTTGATAAGATGGCTAAAGAGCAGACTTTACAGCTGAAGGCAGCAGAGAAGGAACAAGCTTTACAGCTGAAGGGTGCAGAGAAAGAGCAAGACTTACAACTGAGAGGCATGAAGAAAGAGCAAGAGATGATGCCTCAAGAACCTCAAATGGCAGGAGCATAAAGATGTCTTACTACAAAGGCGAAAAGGTAGATATAATCAGCTATAATACTGGAAAGAGTTCTGGTATGGCTATGAATAAAGCTGGTAAGATTTTTCCAGTTAGTATGTCAGAGGTCTCTGAGAAAGCTCCTAAAAAGGAAGTGGAAGAGAAGCCTCTCATTGATGAGACACCCCCTCTAGAAAACATCTAAAAAGGTGGTATCAACTTGGCAAATGGCGCAAATGACGATTTATATGATAGAATCGTCGACTCAGCCTCGATGTCTAAACTCTTTGAAGTTACTGTTCAAGAGGACGTTAAAAAGGCTATAGAAAAACATAAGAAGAAGTTAGCTGAGATAACTGTTAAGAGTCCCAAGTCGCCTTTAGTAAAGAAAGAGGTTGATAGGTTTGTAAAAGAGACCTACAACCTCACTAAGGGTCACTTAACGGAGTATGGAGCTTCCCAACTAAGCTTCCATGAGAATAACTTACACAAGTCTTATGGCACCGTCTATAAAGTAAAGGGCCCTAAGAAGTCTGTAGTATTGACTGATCTGGTAGGTATGAATATTCAGGGGGATAAAACCACTCTGAATAGTCAGCTAAATGCCATAGGCTCTAATCAGCTCGTTAGGATTCAAGCCATAGTCAATAGGGGTATCTCTAAAGGTCTCACTAATACTGAGATGACTGAAGAGATAATGAAAACTACTAAAATCACTGAGACTCAAGCCTCTGCATTAGTAAGGACAGCGATAACCAGGACGGCTAATGCTGCTACAGCAGAAGTGATGAAGGCTAACAAAGACCTTCTCAAAGGTTACCAGTTTGTAGCTATTCTCGACTCTAGAACTTCTGAAATCTGTAGGGCAACTGATGGGGGTGTCTTTGATATTGATGATGAAGCTCATCTTCCTCCTCTTCACTGGAGGTGTCGTTCTACTATTATTCCTATAGCTAAAAGCTTTAATGAGCTCTTGGAGACTGAGAGTCCCGACGTAAAGAAAGAGGTTATTAAGACTATACCCGCAGCTACTCGTAAGAAATTAGATGGAAGGTCTATTCAGAAAGAGGGATATGGAAACTGGTTAAAAAGGCAAAGCTACGAGACTAAGCTCAGACACTTTGGAAATGATAACGCTAAGGTAGCGCTCTTTGATAAGGGTGAGGTTGAGCTGGATAAGTTTACTACACCCAAGGGCCTGAAAGTATCTGTTCCTACTCTCAGGAGATTGGATACGTATGCTACCCGGGTGCTCTCTCAGAGAAGAGCTATAGCAGACTCTCCAGACCTTCCTGTAAAGGCTTCTAAACCCACTGACCTTATGAGGGATAAGACGCTTTCTGATGACCTGAGAGACTTCTACATAAATGAGGCTTCTAGCCAAAACTCCACTCTGTCTCTAGTAGACTACAAAGGAACTTCTTTACCGGGGATGAGGCAGAGTCGAAGAAGCTCCAGTAACATACTTAGTGAGAGGTCTAACTTCATAGACCCTGTTACGGGAGAACTCAAGAATAGCTGGATGTATGAGCCTGATTTCAATGTATACCAAGAGCGTTTAGACTTCCTTAAAGCTAGCAAGATTCTCAACGATATTCAGAAGGAGTATATAGAGAACCTCGTGATGTCCCTGGACGATAAGATGACTGTCAATCAGCAGTCAGCAGTTCTGGAGAACCTAAGGATAAACTTTGAAAGGTTTTATGACAGTGCTCGTCCTTCCTATAAGCAGGAGTGGGATAACTTAGACGCCATTATCCGTTCAGAGATGGCTAACTCTGTAGTTAACGTTTCTAAGATTTTAGACAGACGTTCTCGTAGCAGGTCTCAAAGTTTTGACTTCTTCACCAGGGCTAACTCAGAAGAATCAGCTCTTCAGATTAATGGTAAATGGATGACCTATGATGAACTATCTAAGAACTTAAACAAGGATAGAGCAGCAGCCCTTAATTGGAAAAAGAACTATGGTAACCCTTTAGCTCGTAAAGCCTACTTTACTGGTAAGGCTCCTCTAAGGTATTACTTTTCATCCCCCATAGAGGGGGTTAAGACTCCTAAGAAGTGGTTGGAAGCTCAGATAAAGGCTACTCCAGGGGGTGCAAAGTTTCTGGATAAGCTGAAGGGTGTTCCTACTAAGTCTGCTCAAGACCAAATGATGGATTACCTAAAAGGTCCTTACAACAGGATGATGAGGAATGAGGTAAATACTCGTCAGGCTTTGTTTGATATGAGAGAGGAATTACTATCTGATGTAGGCTCTAAACACGCTATAGATGCCCTCTCTAATATCTTTGAGCAGATAGCTTCTGGTACTACTACAGATTATGACAGTTTGGCCATACAGGTGGGTAAGACTCTCTACGCTGAACATCCTCTTAAATTCATAGCGGGTAAAGAGAACAAAGGGCTTCACATACTGGGGACTCCTTCCTTAAAGGAATACCATACTAATGGCTCTAAGATACTGACCTCCTTACAGAAGAATAAGATGATTAGGGTAACTCCCAGGGGTATTACCAGGAGGGCTGTAACAGATTTAGACACGGGTAGACCTGACGGCTCCTGGACTGATACTGTCAGCAGAGAAGTAGTGCTTCTCGATGAGAATCTGAGGGCTCTCCAAGAGACTAATAGGAGGCTCTACGTAGCGAATAGGATAGGTATTACAGAGACTAAGAATAGACTAGTGGTAGACCCCAATGCTAAGAGGTATAAGACTTGGTATGGCACTCCTACTGATGAAAAAATTATTACAAGAAGAGCTAATGTCCACTACGACAAGATACAGATAGATAGAGATATAGCTAATGAAATCAATTGGGCTAACTCTACTGAGTGGCGAGTTGATGATGATTACGCAGACTTTATGTTAGATCTGGTAAGATTTAGAGATCCCAGAGGAAATGTTAAGCTTTATGACGACCTTAATGGGGTTAGACAGATAGTCATTCAGAGGGGTGAAGCTGGGTTAGGCCTTATGCAGACAGTAAAGTGGCATAAAGACCGGGGTAAGACATTTACTAACACTCATCAGATAGATAGCCGCGGAAGAATTTATGCACAAGGATACCTTACTCCTACTGGAGGAGAGTTTGTTCGGCCTTTTCTTAACACCGGGAAGTCAAGCTCCCTCGGTAGAGACGGATACTTTGCTTTCCAAGAACAGGTCGGTTCCCTTCTCGGGCCCACCTCAAAAGCTCTCACGAATGAAGGACGCTTCGAAATCTTCAGAGATAACGGACCAGCCCTCCTCGATCTTGGAGAGAAAATCCTGGCCAAAACTCAGAGGGATAGACGTATAAGGGAGGTGTTACAGCATCCCTTAGTAACTGCCCTGGATGCAGAAGAGCATCCCAAGCTTATGAGGTATGCGCTGGAGTATGCCCGAATATACAAACACGCTAATGGTAATATGAATGATTTTGATAGGATTGCTTCTTTCAAAACTTCATTACCAGTAGAGATTGATGCCTCAGCTTCTGGTGCTCAAATTATCGCCCTTACTACCAGGAATAAGGCTTTAGCAGAGCTTAGTAATGTTGTAGCTACTTCTCAGAAAAATAGACTCTATGACATTATGGCCCAGGATGCTATCAGTGACCCTCGATTTAAGGCCTTAGGAAGGCTTCCTTCAGACTTAACCTGGGAGCAACTCTCTAAGGGAGCTAAGGCGCAGAATATGGTGGCCTTCTACGGAGCTGGAAGCTCTACCCAGTCGGCTAGCCTGGCTGATAATCTGGCCAAAGAGCTTCTCAAGAAAGACTACGTGGTAGTCACGAGGAAGAAAACGGGTAATACCCCTAAAGAAGCCTTCTCTCAGTTAGACCTGAACAAGATATTTAAGCAGGAGATAGACCTGGCTAATAAGGCGGGAGCTACTGAGACGGCTAAAGATTTGCAGGTAGCTCTCAGGGAGCTAAACGATGTAATCGATAAGGATGCTCCTGTAGGGAGTATGCTCAGAAAGATGGCAAGGGATAGTCATCCCGATGTTCAAGACTTTGTAGATAGGATATCTTCCACTAATGCTGGATTAGTTGGACCCAACGAGTTTAAAGTAATAGCCACTATAATGTCTGAACAGCTCTCTAAGAGAGCCCCTGTAACTGAGACCTTTATAAAGTTCTGGAAGGGTGTAGCTCAAGACTACATTCTGGAGACGAAGAAGGTAGATATCCCTTGGGTTACCTTTGACGGTAAGGTGATGAGACAGCGTTATAGGCCGACTGTAGAGGAAGCTATAACCTGGATAGACCCCAATACAGGTAGACGAGTAAAGAACATCTATAGATCCCAAGTGGATGACGGTAAGTTTATAGGTAAAAGTAGTATCATAGATGCAAGGACGGGATTGGGGGTTTCTGGTAACCACTCTAATGATGCTGCTATAGTTCGCAGGTTCCATTTGTGGGGCCGAAAGAATAATATTCCAACAGCCTCCATTCACGACGCTTTCGTGACTAATGTAGCTGATGCGACAAAGGCTAAAGCTGCTTTAAGGATTATGTATGGGGATGCGGTTAATTCAAATACGATAATGAATACCCTAAATCAAATGCGTAAAGATGGTATGTCAAGAGCTACTTATAACAAATATGTTCAGCAGGCTAAAGATTATGGGTTGCTACCCGATGAAGACGCTTTAACAAGGGACGATGTCTTAGCGCCTCTTGGAGAGGGTGAATTCTTCTACGGGATCGGCCCCTAGCTCGTTGATTTATAAGGCTTTTTTATTAAACATATTCCCATTTAAACCCCCCAACACTCTTTCTTTCCCCACGAATACACCTGGGGATACTTGTAGAGATACTGACACCTAAATCTTTAGCCGCAAGTTTAGCGGTAGCATACTCTTTAACAGGCTCAAGGGTATGGGGGTCCAGGCTTCGAACTGCTTTAGCTCCTGGATGTTTAGCACCACTACGTCCATACATACCATTCTGCTTTCCAGTTTTCGCAGCTGCAATATTCCTACGGTATTCTTTAGAACGCTCTTTACCGTAGTTGGGATTTTTATCTCCCATCATTACTTCAGACATCTTTTTTAGTGTTTCTGGTGGTCGTTTCTTACCATATAAAGGATGATTTTCACCTGTCATACTTTTTCTAAAC